GGTTTTTTTTTATATTGAGGAACAAATTGCGGCTCTAGTTTACGTTTTATCTTAAGAAAATCATTTGGTTTTGCAACAATAAGTTCCCCTTCACCACCAGTTTGAGATTCTTCGGAATAAATTAAACCATATACATATAATTTTGTTTCATAAATAAAATCTTGTACAATTTGAATTGCTCTAGAACGCGATCTCGTATTAGGTCCAATTAAAAGTGATTCATAAATACTTATTATGGTTTGTATATTTGTTGCCTCTTCTCCTGGAAAATAATCAGAAATATTGTGTGTTTTAAGAAACAATATCCAATTTTGTAATACATCACCTGTTTCTGAAAGAATAGTATCTAGTACTTCTTCTTCAAAAAAATTATCTGGATTACCTCCTTTCTTTTTTGAGGGTTTTTCATCTGCCTTAGGAGCCATATCTGAAATAAAAGTTCTAAATTCCTGGATTTCTGATTTAATTGATGTAATTCTACCCGAAAGATCACCGAAATCGTGTAAAAAATCATGAATAAATATCATAGCCATCATAAAAATTGCATCGTGATTATTATGTAAAACAATATCTACCATTTATAATTAATCAAATCTAATAAAATATATTCAGAAAATAAAACCTACATAAAAACACCACCGTTTACTATTTAATAATGAATAATAAAAAAAGTAAATTAATACAAAAACAACAAGCTAATACAATAGATGAAAAACATAATGAATTATTGGAATATTTTCATAATATAGAAATAAATAAAATACCAGAGATTGAACAAGATATACTAGAAATAAAGGATAAAATAAAACTATTAAATGACACTGAAATAGAGAAATATTTGGATTTTAAAGATAAAATAGTTAGCCTAAAGGCAGAACTAAAATCTCTGAAGAATGAAAAAAAAAAATATTTATTAGATAATTCTAAATATATATTTCAATACTTCGAACAAAAACAACAAATATCTAGTGGTACGGTTACTACTCAAAATTCGAATGTAGTTAATTCCTTTTTTAAAATAAAATCAATAACACCAGAATCTTCAAATATACAAAGCGAAAAATATAATCAGTCTAAAAAGGCATTTCAAAATTATTGGCGTAATGTTAGTAATGAACTATCTAATATACAGAACTTCATAGTAACCTCAGATGTTTGCGAAATATGTAACAATGGTGAAATGATACCTCAAGATGAAGAGGGTATTTTAATCTGTAATAATCCAGGCTGTGGTAAATTTATAACATATATTGTAGATAGTTCAAAACCGACGAATAAAGAGCCTCCCAACGAAGTTTCTTATACAGCATATATACGGTTGAACCATTTTAAAGAGATTTTATCCCAATTCCAGGCGAAAGAAACAACACAGATACCCGAAGAAGTTATTAATGCGATTAAAGCAAGAATTAAGAAAGAACGAATAGAAGATATGTCACTTATTAATTATGATAAAATGAGGGATATATTAAGGAAACTAGGATTTAATAAATATTTCGAGCATATTCAATACATCAATTCACTATTTGGAATAAAACCACCTATTATGAATGAAGAATTACACGAAACCCTCTGTGTATTATTTATTGAAATACAGAAACCTTGGGCAGTGCATTGTCCCGCAAATCGAACTAATTTTTTCAATTACACATATACACTTTATCAATTATGCGTATTATTGGATCAAACACAGTATTTGCCTTATATTCCAATGATGAAGGATCGTGAAAAACAATTAGAACAGGATATGATATGGAAAAAAGTATGCAACGATTTAGATTGGGAGTATTTCCCGAGCGTATGAGAGAACCAACCCTCACATCACTCCCTTTTTACCATTTCAATAACATCAGAAAGCACATTTTCATCTGAGTTTATATTCCATTGGAGCCTATTACAAATGTTAGAAATATTATTTCTACGTTGAATAATTTCATCATTGCTTATGGATAATAAAGTTTCGAATATATATTCTGCGTCAAAGAATTTATCATTATCCAAAACAATAGCTACATTTTTTATACTTTCCTCTCCAACTAATAATTTTTTATAAATATCATAACTACCCTTGCTAATTACAGGTATATTTCCTAATAAAATAGCTTCATAAAATCCACGCCTAGTAGAAGTGTCGCCACAAGGTTGCCAGCTGAATACTGAATCTAAATAAACTTCTTTTGCTTTTACTGAAAAAATCCCATAATTCCATCCTAATATTCCCTCTTCGGAATGTGTCTTAGCTAAGATAGGACAGTGAAATAGCTTACTGTACAGATTATACTGGTCCGATTTTCCCTCACTTAATTCATTAAATTTGTTTATTACAATATCTCTTAATGGAATTCCGTTTTCATGTTTTAATCCTCTCCATGAACCACCAGCAAAAGATAATAAGTAGTTACGTTTATTCATAAAATAATGGGGGTTATTATCAATACGATTATAGATTCCTGTTAAATATGGTAGTTGAATAAGTTCATCATATATGCCAAAATTATGGGTTTTCTTGGTTTTACAATTTTCTATTAAAAATCCTTGAAAGGTTACAGATATAATTTTGATATCTGCTTCATTCTCATGTTTCACAAAAGTCAATAGGCGGTTCGAGTGTTTAGTAGTATATTCATATAAATATCTTAAATAATTATGCATTTCATATTCATTATGATTTATTAAACCATATTGAGTATTCATTTCCTCATTTAAATAAATAGAATTGGTTTGCATTTGTAGTTTAATATAATCTATAAAATCTGTTACATGTATGTTGTCATTGAATATATAATTAACATCCCAATAAATTTTATGCTTTTTTACAGGTATAATCTCCTTATTTTGTTGATATAATCTATCATCTTCTACTTCATTAATATCAAATTCGGGAAAATCATCTATAGTTAATATTTTAAATTCATTCACATCTGTTCTATTACATTTTTTATTAAAGAATTCTTTGGATTGGCAACAGTAATGATTTAATATATAGCAATCGTCGCCTAATATTATCCATCTATTTTTCTGATCTTCAATCTCCATAGGGATTGCATAATGCACATTTAAATCTTTAAATTTGTATGTGGAATTAATAAAATATTTATATCCATAAGTACGAGCTGTACCAATTTGATACTCTCTTCTTTTAGTAAAACATTTAACGACTGATTCTGGTTGCGATATATGATTGTTTGATCCAAAGAGTGTTTGTACGATTTGAATTTCAGCCAAATGAGAACATTGAAAGAGTATGGTCTTTAAATCAATATATTTAGGTGACCATACAAATTCATCTAAGTCACAAACTAATAACCAATTTGTTTCATGAATGCGAGGTAACATATAGTGGTTATAAATATCACGTTGTCTATTTTGATATCTATCCCAATAAATATCGATTAAGGTAATAATCCCTTTCTCTTTATAGTTTGCTAAAATTGTTAGATATTCATCATCACTTTCATCATTTAATAGGTAAAAATGTTCTACGCCATGGAATAAATAATGATCAATCCATTCTTTTAGAACATGTGATTCATTCTTAAACAATGCACAAACAGATAGACTATACATGATTATAATTTTTTATAAGATAAAAAAACGGCAAATAATCGTCATTGAAACCACAATATCCTATCAAAAATATATAGTAAAATATTTTTTTGAGTGTTTAGGAATAAAACTATTCGAATTGATTTTAAGTAAAATAATAAAATAATTTATATACAATATAATATATTGATGTCGAACTGGACAACCTTAGTTTCTATAGCTAATCCTATTAATGTTAATGCTACAAATAATTCATTTAATTGGACTGGCGTTGCTGGTGGTAATGGATACTTTGTAGCTGTTAATGGAAATGCTTCTAATAATGCATATGCAATGACAAGTTCAGATACTTATAATTGGACGCCTCAATATATTCAGTGGAGTACAACTACATATAATAATGCACAGAACTCAAATACAAAAACATGGTATACTATTGGTTTTGGTAATGGTACATTTATAGCATTGAATAGTGTAAATTCAAGTAGTGGAGCATGTGTCTGTTTAAGTAACGATAATGGTGTTACATGGATTCCCAATAATGATAATACATCTATAGGATACTATAGTGGAATTGCTTATGGTAATAACGTTTATGTTATTGTTGGTCATTGCAACTATAACGGTGGATCAGGTATGACACGTAGTTATAACGGAGGTTATAATTGGCAAAATCCTGGTGGAAATTACTTTGGTGATATATTTTGGAGTGCCGTAACATTCGGTCCTTCTTCTCTTGGTGGGCCAAACTATTTCGTTGCCGTATCGAATAACACTACTACAACTGCTGGAACTATAGCATATAGTTCTGATGGATATAGTTGGAATCGTCTTCAAGCACCTCTTATGACTGCTTGGTCAGGTATTACCTATGGAAAAAATCTTTATGTTGCGGTTTCTGCTTCTGGTGTATCCAATGGTGTTATGACTAGCTCAGATTTGAATACTTGGACGCTTCGAACTAATATTCCTATTTGTACATGGACAAGTATTGCTTATGGAACAATCAACGATATTTATGGTTTTACATATGGTATTTATGTTGCTGTTGGTAATAGTGGAACAAATCGATTAATGTATAGTATGAATGGTATAAACTGGACTGCTATTGCTACTCCTCAGAATGATACAGGTTATTGGACATCAATAACATTTAATAATGGTTATTTCGTTGCCGTAAGTAATAATATTGGTGCTATGACTATTGCTATTAATATATCCTATACATGCTTTAAAGAAGATACTAAGATCCTATGTTTTATTGATAACGAAGAAAAGTACACTCCAGTTCAAGATATGAAAAAGGGCACATTAGTAAAAACGTGCATGAACGGATATGTACCTGTTCATAGCATTGGTACAAGAAAGATTTATAATCCCGCCAATAAATTACGTTCCAAGAACCGATTGTATAAATGCACAAAAGAGAATTATCCTGACTTAACAGAAGATCTTATCATTACTGGATGCCATAGTATTTTAATAGATATTGAGAATGTAACTCTTGATATGAGAAAGAAAACAAAGGAATTATTAGGCGAAGATGATGACTGGGTAACAGATTTGCGATACAGATTAAGAGCTTGTTTAGATGATAGAGCAGAGCCTTATGAAGAGGAAGGTGTTTTCAATATTTGGCATTTTGCTTTAGATCATTATGATGAACATATGAATTATGGTGTGTATGCTAACGGACTTTTAGTAGAATCTTGCGACATCAATATGATGGTTAACTACTCTGGATTGGAAATAAAAGCGTAAAAATCGAGTAATATTTTAAGTATTATTACGTTAAAATACTTAAAATAAATTAGTTGTAGTAATTATACAATGGATTCTAAAGATATTCAGATACTACAAAAAGATGCTATTATCAATAAACTAAAACAAGAAAACGATATCCTAAATGATATGCTAAAAAACCTTAAAAAACAATTAGAAAGATATACGAATAATGAGCGTCATAAGAAATATTATGAACAAAATAAAGAAAAGGTAAAAGAAAATGCCAAACTCTATTTAAACCGATTAAAAATAGAGAATCCAGATAAATTAAAGGAATATCGTCATAGAGCATATTTAAAACGTAAGGAAAAATTAAATAATTCAGAACTAGAAGTAGAGTTATAACCCTCTCCTTCTTCTATTTTAATAAGATTCTGTAAGAATCGTATTAAAAAACATTAATGGATTGTATTTTTAGGCAACCATCTTGAGTCCTCCGAGAAGGTTGACGCCGGCTCCAAACCCAAGACCTTGGCGACTGGAAGCACCAGCAGCGGGGATGAAGACATCGAGGATGCTGAAAACAGCGGCAGCTGTTAAAGCAATAATAACAATCTCCTCAACATTGAGAGCTTTCTTAGGGATCAATAAGGCAACGACAGCAACTGCTAAACCTTCGATCAAGTATTTAATAGCGCGTTTAACAAGTTCGTTGAAATCAAACATTGTGCTCATTTGATTATATATTATATTCAAACAAAATAAATTCTCTTTTTACTATTATTCCTAAAAATATATATCAGTTAGAAAACACTTAAACAGTAAATTTATCATTATGTTATATTTGCTAAATATGTCTAGCTTTGAAAAAAAAACTTTACCAAATGGAAAACAAAATACTAAATATGTGGATTTATGTGATGAAGATCCACCGATTGCTGGTCAAAAGTTTTGTTGCATGTCATTTGTTTCCCCTGAAAAAATCCTAAAGAAGCGCGAAGTTCTTCTTTTTAACTCTTTTGTTAAGAATTGGGATTTTGCTAAATCCATGGAGAGATATCAGGATTTCCTTCAATTCTTATCTTTTAAATATCATCTTAAAGTTGACGATGTTATTGCCGATTTTAATGATTTTGTCAAGGAAGAAGGTGATAAAATTAAGAACGTTGGTGTAGAAGATGATTATAAGAATTTTGTAGATAAGCACGAAGAGAAATTTAACGAGCAATTTAACCGTGATCATGCGTTTCAAACTTCTGTACGTGGTCTAAAAGTTCGTGGTGTCTTTTCATCTCAAGAGGAAGCTGAAAATAAATGCAAATCATTAAGAAAGCAAGACCCGAATCACGATATCTTTGTGGGTCCTGTTGGTATTTGGATACCATGGGATCCCGATGCCTATAAGACAGGTAAGGTTGAGTTCTTAGAAGAAGAGTTAAATCAACTTCACCATGAGAAGCTTAAGAATGAAACACTTGCAAAGGAAGAGTTTGATAAACGTGTTATGGAAACAAAGAGAAAGGCTATTGAAGAGAATATTAAGTTAGCTAAAAAGAGTGGTAATGTGTTAACACAAACTATAGACGAAACTGGTAACCTAGTTGGTGTAAAGGAAACTGTGAACTTCGAGGATAGAGAAGCAGCAGATGTTGAGTCAACGAAGTTACATAATGAGTTACAGATGAAGTTAGCACAAGAGAAAAAAGAGGATTAATTAATTTTTGAAAAAGGTATAAACCATAAACGCTTATATCTTTTAGTGAGTATGCATGCATTTTGCCAGGTCATTCATAAATCGATAAGTGATACGGATGAACTCTATCACTTTTCAACAAATAATAATAACAAAAAAGAAATGGAAAGTGAATTCAATAGAATTGAGTGGAACTGCGAAAATAAGCCAAATCTCACGATTTCTATTGAAAATGATTTGGCAATAAGAATGATAAAAATATTCTTTTATATGTTTGCAATTGGTCCAATTCAGTATTCGATTCAGAAAAAATTCTCCTATTTTAAAAAGACAATCGACAATATCTTCATGAATGAAAAAACACGAGAAGAATTTATTCACAAGTTTTGTAAAATACAAAAGTCCTATTGGATAATGAATCGACTTGTTCGTAATTATAAGTGGCGGAAAGCAGAATTTCGTGTGAAAACAGATCTCATTTTAAATCCTATCCGTGAATCACAACATAATGTGATTACAATCATGCATGACAATAGTAAATATTTATTTACGGTGATGGATCTGAAAAATATTATAGAAAGTGCGTTGAGCAATTCACCCTTTTTATTCTCAACACCACTAGCGCCAAAGAACCCTTATAATAATATACCATTTGATAGGGCAACGCTATATAATATTTACTTTTTTATGAAGAAGGGGAATTTTGTATTGTCGAATATGTTTCATAATTATTTCTTATGCAATTTTAATCTCAAACGGTTTCGTGACGAAAACGAGGTAATTATTCGTAAGAAACACATAGAAAGTTACTGTAACAATTCGAATCTGAATGAATTATATCATGATGGAATTGAAATGATAAGGATGAATAAATACACAAAACAATTAAGAATCGATGTAGAATTTCCTAGGAAACAATTTGTTGATATTATGCGACCCTATTTGACATTATATTATACATCTATGTTTTCTTTGAATATTAGTGAGAGAAATAGTTCATCAACTATTTTGAATAGTAAGTTACGTAGGTTTTATAATTTTAATCCAAAATTTGGTAGAAGATATGTAAAATTAGGTAGGGGTGAACCAAGTACTGTGGTTTTTAATGATGTTTGTATAGAATTTGGTAGTAAAAAAAGTTATGAAAATTATGCGGATTCGCATTTACAGTTAGATCCGGACGAAAACGTGGATACTAATAATTATGGTATTGAAATTATTCGAAACATTTTAGATGTGGCACCAGCTTTTGCACTTGATAATAATAATGAACCGGATGAAGATAGTGAAATGAGTAGTGATACTGAAAGCGGAGAGGAAAATGAAAGCGAATAATTTTTATAGATTCATGATTATTTAATAATAATCATTAATAAAAGGAGGGTTTTATTTTGATTCGTATCTATGAGAAAGAGCTAGATGTATATATATCGAGTTTAATAATCCAAATAAATTAAAGTTTTTATCGTTTGGATTAAATCTTATAAAACGACAGCCTAATTTTTTAAAAATATAACTTTGTCGTTGAAGATCTTTTAATTGATTTTCAGATGCATCATGGTGGTCTTCATCGCATTCAATAGCTAAATTATGTTCTTCAAAATATAAATCTATTTTATAATTATCTACTTTATATTGAGATGTCATTACATTTCCATCAAAAGTTTTTAGTATACAATTTATTATATCTGTTTCAACTGAAACATAGTATTTCATAGTAATATCTAAATTTAATTTTTCTGCGAATTCAATAGCACTTGTTTTCCTACTTTTAACAATAAATTTTACAAGCATTTCGTAATTAATGTATGTTAGTGATTGTTCTCCACCTTTTGTTTTTTTTGTAATATAACACTTATCATAGTTTCTTAATGCTGAACGTATATTAAAAATACTAAGAATAAGTCCTATATCATTAGCACAATATAATGTATATGGTCGATTTGTGTTTGTTATAACATCACATTTATAATGCTGCTTTAATTTATTAGAAAACTCTATTTCTTGTTCAAGGGTCGTCATGGACGTCTATAACCTATAGACCCCCATTCCTTTATATTTGTTCTATGACAATTAATTAAAAATATTATAAGGTTATAACTTTCTGTTATATCCTTACAATGTTTTAATAATATTTCAGTAAAGAAGGTACGGTGTAAAAAGGAGGGGTCAAAGGGGAACCTTGGTTCCCTTTACCATTTATTCTTCTTCACATTAATCTGTTGTCCTTGGCGTTTCTTACCTTTACTTGGATCGTAGGCTTCATCTTCATCATCCGATCCCATATTCTTAGATATTTCCCAGAATTCCTTAGATCCCAATCTAAAATCCGGGTGATCTTGTGCCTTATACCAGAAAATCTGATCATTTAATTTATTCGACTTGGCATTATTATTAATAACCAAACACTCATAATTTTCCGTGGTTTGGTCCATTACAGCAGCGAAGGATTCTAACGTAGGAAACATACTCGCATAGTTCTCCCAAATACGTTTTCGATTGGTTAAATAGGGTTCACGCAAAATAAAAACGTAATCAATATTGGTACGAAGATTTGGCGGAATTCCAAGTGGATATTGCATAGTAATGATCAACATTATCTTCCAATGACGTCCATTCATAAAAAGAAGCCGCATCATTTTATCACGTGTCCATGTTTGATCATATAAACAATCATCTAAAATAACAAAGGCACGTGGGTCGATTGTAGTTTTACGATATGTTTCAATTTCCTTATTTACCTGTTTCAAAACTGTTTTTTGGCGACGTAGAATGTTTTCTATTAAAACCGTATTATATTCCTCATGAATGAATAGTTTAGGTACATGCTTAGCATAGAACCCGTTACCAGCCTCTGTTCCTGATATAACAGTTCCTATTGGTACATCTTGATGATAAAAAAGAAGATCGCGAACCAAATATGATTTACCTGTATCACGCCGCCCAATCATAACAATAACGGGTCCTTTATTCTCATCCGGCTTAAAAGTAATTGCTCGCATATCAAATTTCTTTAATTCTAAAGTCATTTTAACTATATGAATATAGTTATAAAAACATATTTTTTAAAATATTTAACCGATAATTGTTTTATTCATAATAGGTTTAGAATGGTATTTTTAAAATATATAAACCACTTATACTTATTTTTATAAATGAGCAATACAGATGTTCCTAAATTTAGCATTCACTATGTAAAATCAAAACCATTAGATCTAGAGTCTTTAGAAAAGAACAATAACTCTCTTTCAGAAGATTTAGAATATGATTATAATCCTTTTAAAATTAAAGGATTTCAATGTTACAATCCAATTTACTCTCTCTTCTTTGAACTTAGTGAAAAAACATTTAATAAAATTTCATTAAATCACAAATACCATTTCGTGGATATGAATACTGTAGCTAACATTGAAAATAAATCGATACATGATCGAAATGTATTTATTAAATATTCTCCTCTTATAGATCCTTTTCGATACATGAGTGGTAAATACAAAGCAGATATGAAATTAATGCAAATTTTACCAAACCCTTTTTCCAATATAGAACCCTTACCTAAAATTTCATATTATAATAATGCTTCTTACACAGATAACTTTTTTAGTTATTTAGCATCTAAGTTGATACATGAACATAACTTTGTTCATGGTGTAGATTACTATGGATCATTTTTAGGTATACAAGATAAATTCAAAGTAAATATTACAGATGATTTAGATTATTTAAACGGGTCGGACTTTTTTTCTGAAAATAATAAGAAATTATTCACTGTTACTAGTGTCGGAACTAATGATGAGTTTATGAATTTTGGTTCTAGATCCAATAAATCTAAGCTTATTATTGATAACTCACAAATGCATAATATTTCTATTGATCAAATAGATGTTATTACTGAACAAATTGAAGATATTATAAAAACAGAAGAACAAAATGAATTAGTTTATGAAAAAGAAAAATTAGATAGTGCATCCGATTCGAGCCATAATTCTTCTTCAGATTGTGAATCTAATTATAGTGCAGATGATGATAGCAGTGAGAACAAGAATAATGAAGATGAGGATGAAGATGAGGATGAGGATGAAGATGAGGATGAGGATGAGGAAGATTGGGAATCAGATGAGGGTTCAGAGCAATATGTAGAAGATGAGCCACAAAAATTTGCATTTATTAATAACTTTCCTGTACAATTAATTTGCTTAGAAAAGTGTGATGGAACTATGGATGAATTATTTGTGAAAGATTTAATAAACCAAGACATCGGAGTAGCAGCTTTAATGCAAATAATAATGATATTAATTACTTATCAAAAATGTTTCCACTTCACACACAATGATCTTCATACAAACAATATTATGTATGTAAATACCAATGAACGATATTTATATTATCGTTTCAATAGAAAAATATATAGGGTTCCAACCTATGGAAAAATATACAAAATAATTGATTTTGGTCGAAGTATTTATAAATTTAGAGGTCAACTATTATTCAGTGATAGTTTTGCTGCAGGAAATGATGCTGCTACTCAATATAATAGTGAACCTTACATGAATGAAAAGAAACCCCGTGTGGACCCAAATTATAGTTTTGATTTATGTCGATTAGGCTGTTCTATTTATGACTTTATAATTGATTCTGACGATAATCATAAACGATTTGATGAACTCCAGCAAACTATTTACAGGTGGTGTTTAGATGATAATGGTAAAAATGTATTGTATAAAAAAAATGGAGATGAGAGATACCCTAATTTTAAATTGTATAAAATGATTGCAAGATCTGTACATAAACATACTCCTCAGGAGCAATTAGAATTCCCATTATTCAAACAATTTGATGTGTCTAAGAAAAATATAAATATCGATAATCTTATGGATATTGATAGTTTACCCGTTTACGTCTAATTTTGTATTTCTAAACTAATTGGACTACCAATTAATTTGTTTTTTAATGCTTCTCTCATAGAAAATTCTATGACAGAATTATTTCCATCATCGGAACTATCATCACTACTATCATCATCGTCATGTAAACCTCGTATATAAATAAATTTCATTTCATTTTGAACAATACCGGTTGTAATGTCAGAAATAGAAACACCAATATTGGTTAATAAATCAATGTGAGTTTTAATAGCAAGTGCTTCACATGCTTGTGATTCATAAGAAAAATTTTTATGGTTACTTATTGAATAACTACTACTTGTGAATTTACGTTTACGCTTTTCTAGATCTCGATTAATGTTTGTTAATTTTTCATTCAATTCTTCAATAGTTGAAGATAATGTGCGTTTTGTATCAATTTTATCGGATTCAATATCTTTATTTAATAAAGAAAGGTATATATTTTTATTATCACGAATAAGTTTTAATGCATCCTGACGTTCTTCAATTGGTAGCTGTAGTTCTGTTGAAATGGATATAATAAAGGAAGCCCACTCTTGTCGTATCTGAATATTTTTCTCTAAATTCTCATGTATTTGGAAAACCTTTATTAATCCAGTGGTGATAGTTAATGAAAATGAAAAAAGTGTGAATATTAATGTTAAAATTAGTTGAATCTGTGGTGTAAATATAGAACTAATCTGTGAAACACCTATAGATCCAGTAGCAGTATTTAAAATAATAGATTGGAGAGTATTTATACGAATAAAGTTACGATTATGCGTAATGCGGCCATCTAAAAATTTTATAAAACATGATCCTATAGTAATCCAATTTAATATTGTCATTGTATTATCTGTATTCCAGTTTTTTCCCTTTGATGAATCATTTTTTGTTTCGTTACTTGAACTATCTAACATATACAATACTTATTTAAAAAAACTTTTTATAAATAACGATATGAATATAATATTTGTTAATTTATATGGAGGAAAATAATCAAGATGGACGTGGACCATGGTATTGTTATATTTTAAGAAACCGTAACCCGAGATATGCCCATCTATCATATAATGGCTCTACAAATGATCCAAAACGTAGGCTTCGACAACATAATGAGGAAATTGTAGGTGGTGCCCGATATACACATGGAAGAGGCGGTGGTTGGGAAATCTATGCATTACTAACAGGTTTTCCTGATCATAAAAATGCTCTCTCTTGTGAATGGCGCATAAAACATACAAATGGTCGTCCTGGTAAACGTCCAGATAATCATTGTGGGGTTGCAGGACGTATTATAGGATTAAATGAAGTATTAAAGTTGGATCGTTGGACGAAACAATGTACTATAGAAAATAAAAGTATAAACCTAACTTTGTATTTGGCTGAAGATGTAATGAAATATGTAAATACAATAGAACTTCCTGAAAATATTACGGTCCTGGCTGGTATCCCTGAGTTCTAGCGAAATTCTTTATTCCAAGCGTTTTCTCCGCGCAAAAACTCTGTAATAAAGTTAGGTACTGATTCAGTTTTAAGTGTAGCATGTTCAAAATCGATTATCCATAATTTATAATTCTCATCGAGTATAAAATTGTACCCTGTAATGTCGATATATATAATATTATTTATTGTTAACATAGCTATAATTTCACGTACTTGTTCAAATACATATGCTGGAACATTATATGCATCTTCACCATAGAAATCAGATAAATTAGAACCTGTAATCTTTTCCATAAGTAACTCTTTCTTTTTTTTATTATAACTAATTATTTTTGGTATGTTTACTATATGTAAATCATAAACATATTGATGCATTTTATACTCATGCATTTCGACTCCCTTCTTAACATAAATATTTGTCATATTGAATATAATATACGAATATGAGAAATTAAATAAAATCATTTCAATTTTTTTAGAAATATCTACCATAATCCATAACGACCGTAACCTGGTCCTAAGCCTCCATAACCACCATACCCTAACCCACCATAACCGTATGGACCAAATCCACCATAACCGTATCCTGGTCTTAATAAGGAATAGACTAACAGAGGATTAGGTCCGTATTCGTATTCATAATAATAGTAATCATCGCGACCGTGATGGTGACGATGACGACAACTATCATCAGATCGAGAGGAGTCACTCGAACGAGAAGATCTTCTAGAATGTGAAGGCATTCTATACACTAATTCATGAATTAAAAATATTAAAAAGTTTTAATTCATCTAAATCCTTACCATTTATGGTATAGTGATTACAAATAGTGAATAATAATTACACTACTGTATTTTCTGGAGATGGTGATGCAGAAGGTAATCCTTGAAATCTTCTTTCAGTTCTTCTTTTGGCTGCTCTATATGTCTTCCCCATTTCTGAACGTTCATCATCTACCGGTCGTAATGCAACTTCTTCTGGCAATTCAGCTAATACAGAAGCCATTTTTCTTTTTGCGGGTTCATTAGGGTCGTCTAACTTCCAATGTATATCCTTTCCTGTGTCATACCAATCTCCTCTATTATTAAGACTATTCGAATTTAAATTCCTCTCCTTTCTCCAATTTGTTCGTGTTCTTGTTTCAGTTGCAATATAATCCGCCGTATCTGCTTTTATGTTAGCGAGTTTTCTAGCATTCTCATCACCTGGATTTTCATTTGCGACATTAATCGCTTTTTTTGCAGCTAAAATTACAAGTGGTAAACTATTTCCTAATTGATGT